GCGCGATGGGGACGACTTCGACCGGACCCCAGCCGGGCGAGACGTTGCCGTTGGGGATCGTCAGCTGCGTCAGGCTGTTCAGCTGCGCGATCTGCTGCGCCTGGCAGCGCAGGACGCCCTCCTGCGTGGCGTTCCAGACCGCCTGATTGGAGATCTGCTGCTGCAGACCCGCCGCGCGCGCGTCGGTGTACTGCTGTGACTTGAGCTGGGTGTTCTCAGTGATCAGGCCCATCTCATAGCGCGTCACGGGCCTGTCGCCCGAATCGCCGCCGTTGGGACGCACGCCCAGCAGACCGGCCAGCCCGCCCGCGCCCGCGAGCGCGCCGAGCGCCGTGCCGATGATGCCGAGGGACAGACCCGCCGTTCCTACGGCCTTGGATGCGTACTCCACAAGATCAACTCCTTTTCATATTCTTTGGAGTCGCGGCCGCTGCTCCATGGATATATTGTCACGCAAAATGACCAGAAAGTCGTTACCGATTCCATTCGGGATCTATATGCCCTTTATACGGGTTTCTCACGGCCAAAAATAAAAAAGGCCGCGCGGGCAAAAGCTCACGCGGTGTCTTCATTCCTCGCCGAAGTTTTCGAACAGCTCCGGCAGCCATTTGTGATAGTAATTGTCTGTGAAAGTGCTATAGACCATCCCGACAGCCTCGGACGCTTTCAGAAGGGACAGCCCGTCGATGAACACCAGCTTCAGCGCCGTGCGCCCGACGTCCGAATGGACATTCTCGTCGATCAGGCGCACGCGGTCCGGGTTACGGTACCGTTTCAGCAGTTCCCGCGCCCGCATCCGTCACCACCTCGCTGGTCCCGGTCTTGTTTCCGTCTCTAGTGCAAAGCTGGTGATCGGTGATTAAGCCCATCACCACGATGATCACCACGATGATCATCGTCCAGCACATGGCCCGCAGCGCGCCACACAACCTCTTATTCGTGTCGGACATCATGCGGTTGCTCTCGGCCATTTTTTCGAGCGCGATCTGCATGCGCGTCGTGATGCCCTCCATCACAAAGGCATATTCCTGCTGCTGGCGGTCATTCTCGCCCATTTACTCGCCCTCCCCGTCCTCGTCGGGTGGTTCCTTCTCGCTCTCCCCGGTCACATACACGTCGCTCGCCGCGCTGGCGGCGTCGATCAGGCCCTCGCCCAGGATGTAGGCGATCACGCCCGCGCCCGCCATGATGACGGCGGCGACCTGCACCGTGGTGCCCTCGGCGGCACCGAAGGCGATCAGCAGCTGGGTGATGAAATTGACGACGGCCGCCCAGAATTTGCGGGATGTGAGTTTAGATTTCCAATCCATGATCATTCCTCCTATTTTGAAATCAGGTACTTTTGAATCTCGTCGAAGCTGTCCTTCAGCTTGTCGTCCGAGTTTCCGTTGATCTCATGGGACAGCATCGCCATGTGCGCCCGCAGGATGATCCTGTTGCTGGCCTCCAGATCGTTCAGCCGTTCGTGGTCGCGTTTCAGACGTTCCTCGTGCTTCTTCACTTGCTCTTCCAACGTGTTCACCGGCGCGTCCTTCCTCTTTTTTTCTTCGCGGGCGTTCTTGACTGCGGTCATGATGGTGTTATACGCGCCCACCAGCACCAGCACCAGCGCCGCAAGCCCCGCAAGCTGACCGAAGGTTATGTCCGCCATAGGCTTCGCCCCACTTTCATTATGATCACCGCGATCAGCAGCGACAGGCCAATCTTGCCCCACGGCAGCGCGGCGATCTGGCAGATAATCAGATCAGCCCGCGCCACCGCGATCTGCACGGCCTGCGTGCTCATACCAGCCGGGCGTACTTGCTGGACACCCACCCATTCTGATTCTCGTATTCCACCAGATACCAGTCGCGCCCGTCGACGGACTGCGTCTGGCCCTGATAGGGCAGCACGTCGCCTTTGTGGACGACGCCGAGCACCTTGGTGTTTTCCGTCCCGGGGCCGGTGCGGACGTTGACAGAGCCGCCCGTGATCTCCACGGTCCTCTCGCCCTCCAGCGCGGCAAACAGCGCGGTGTAGTCCTCATCGTCCATCACGCCGTCTTCCGGAAGTTGGTGTTCCTGCTGGAAGTGGCGCACAGCCGTCTCGGTTTCGCTGCCGAAGTCACCGTCCGCGCCGTACTTGGGCAGGGCATAGCCCAGCTGCATCAAGTCCTTTTGCAGCATCCGGACGTCCTCGCCCTCGTCGCCGTACTTCAACACGCGATCGCCAAGGTTCGTCGGCTGGGGCGCGGGTGTCGGCGTCGGCTTGTAGGCGCTTGGGTCAGCGATCACGTCGTGGTAGGTGTAGTCGTCCTTCACCTTCTTGCCGACCGTGATGTTGGTCGCGCCGTGATGGTTGACGTACAGCAGGATGTCGCCTGGCAGCAGGTAGTCTCCACTCGTCAGATACTTGCTGTCTGTCAGCACCTTGAACCCGGCAGCTTTGTACAGTTTTTTCATGTTGGAGCTGCGCACGCCCGTCTCGGGTATGTCCTTGATGGACGGGATGTCGAGCAGGTAGCCCGCCGCGTGCACGTTCGCGTTGACGCCCGCGGTGCAGTCTTCTTCGACTGCCTTTTTGACATTTTTCGGGAGATAACCAACCTTCTTTAGTTCCTCCCAGTAGGTGTTGCGCTGCCTCTGATCATAGCCGATTTTGTTGTTGAGCGCCGCGTCGATGCCAAGTTGCGCGATCAGCGTTCCGACGTTCTGGTCAGGCCACCTGAGAATCGCAGACCACGGTCGATTGAACCATTTTTTCAGGCACCATTCCTTCCCGGTCTGATCCCCGGCCTGCCCTCCCTTGATGCCGCCGTTCTCGTCACCGCCAGAATTGGATATGTAGTGCGTTCCGGTTGAAAGTATGTATTTCTTGTAATTGGTCGCCACATTATCACCTTCCTTTTTCGGTTCAGTCGTGAAGTATTCCAGCGGCTTCGTGCCGCTGAGCCTGTCCAAGTCCACATTGCCGTTTATGCCGTCCAGTTTCCCCTCGTCGGTGTACTGCCACATGTCGCAAGGGTAATCGGGTTGCTTGCCATAGCGTGGAATCCACACATAGGCATACCGGCTGTAATCCAGCGCGTATTCCTTATAGCGGTTATGCCCGATGTACACCGCCACGCGGATGTTATCACCCGCCAGCCGCCGCAATTCGGCTTCAAACGCCTCAGCGATAGGCCGCGCCCTTTCGTATTCGATGCCCCATCCAGCCTCACAGTCCAACACCCAGAACAGCGGCATGTGCCCCGCCGATTCTACCGTCTCATAGAACAGCCGAGCGTCCCTTCGCGCCTCGATCTCCGTCTGGCTGTAGAGAAAATGATAAGCATGAAATGGCACTCCATGCGCTACCGTCCCGGCGACGTTGCGGGCGTAGTAAGGGTCTGCGCCATTTCCGTACAGCCCGGACGCTTTGACGATTACGAAATCAAGCTGCGGCGCAAGTTTCGGCCAGTCGATCATGCCCTGATGTTTGGAAACATCGCATATCATGCCGAATCACTCCCGCTATACCGGCACTTTTCGCACAGGTACACCAGATTCCCGTTCTCGTCGAAGTAGTGATCCGCGCCGCACTCGGCGCAGCGGCGGCATTTGTCCAGGCTATTATACTCACTCATTGTGCTATGCCTCCTATGCCTCCTACGCTTCTTGAACGGTGATCTCGAAATTGGTTTCGAGTTCATAGCCGCCATGAGGAACAGGCCATGACACCTTGATCGTCTGTGGCGAACCTCCGGGGACACTCTCTGTTTCTCCGTAGAGCATGATGTAAGCCACTTTTTTGTCGTCAGAATCGCCGTATTTTGCACCCGCCCCGGCATCAATGCTCAGGTCCGTATATTTGCCCCCTGTCGAGCTGCCATAATAAATCGGTCTATCGTTATAATGGCTCAAGACATCGATTGAGCGTGTCACGGTGCTGCTATGTTCCTCAAGGCCATCAAAGCTTTTCGTTGTAACCGTCAGCGTAAACGGGGATGCGGAAGCGTACAGAAAGTGCGTCCCTCTTGTGTCTGCGAACCAACCAGTCACACAAGGTGCACTATATGTTATTTCCTCCCAGGTAAGCATACGAATCGTTCCACCGCTGACAGGAATTTCCTTATACTCTTCCCAGCGGCCTTTTACGCTACTGCCATATGGGATAGGTTGCGGCGGTTGCACGTTTTGTATGCTTTCGTCTGTTGCTTCCATATGATCACCCGGATCGAGATCAGGATTATACACTGCCGTCATCGGGCTTATGGCAAGCTCCTCGTTCGGAATCACGCCGTTTGGATAACCAGTAACATCGTATTCCGCGCCGGATTCCAGATAGGCTTTGACGACCATGCCGGTCTTCGTGATCGTGTCACCGTCCTGATAGACCCCACTCTTGTCTGTCGGAATCGTGATGACGCGAATGCTCGACGGCACGGTTTCCATCACCAGATCGCCGGTTGACGGGTCTGTGTAGGCGACGGCGGCGTTTCCGTTGCTGTCCTTTCCCCTTGCGACGCCAACACCGTTAACCGTAACTTCGGAATAGCCATAATATCCGTCGTCGCTGGCCCTGTAGGTGCCATTTTCAGAGATGTGCTTTGTGGTCAGATGCACCTCATCCTCCGGCACCCATAGCTGAGAACCACCGCCAACAAGGTCAGTCTGCAACTTGTCGACAGATAGTTGCTTCGCGACGCCGCCCTCTTGTATGGATATGTTTTTGCTCATATTATGGCCCTCCCCAAAAGATTACACCTGTGCGACCAAATCACTCACTGTGAAGGTTTCAGCACTTGTGCCGCCGCCAACTGCCACTATACGGATATAGTTTCCGTCAGCATACAGGCCCTTTAAATGATTATTCGCTGTCGAAGTTGCCCCATTATGGCCAATCGCCGGGTACAGACCACTCGTGCTGTTTGTAAAACCTTTACTGGTGAGCCATGCAAGTAACGTTTCCAACGTGAATGATGTATTATCAGACGTTACGAGTATGGTTTTCGCCAAAGAATCTGTCCCCTTGCTTAAGGTAACCGAATGCGTATACACGTTACCACCCCCACTGACGTTCACCGTCACGCTGTTCTTCTTCGTCGTGTCATACGTGCCGTTTTCCGACACGCTCAGGCTGTCCTGCGCCACCAGCGCGCCGTTGTCGACGACCTTGCCCTCGTCGCCGGCGGCGTAGGTGTTCGGGATCGCCGTCACCGCCGCCGCCATCTGCGAGGGCGTATAGGTGTTCTGCGTGCCGTTCCTGCCCCTGATCGCGTCCGCGATGCCCGACAGATAACTCTCCGTAACCAGTACCTGACTCATCAGTAGCTCACCTCATCCCCGTCCGGAAGCTGGACGGTCACCTTTTTGTAGCCGTCCGCGTTGTCGCTGCTTGCGTTGTAGACCCCGTTGGCGTCGATGGTCTTCGTGATCAGCGTCGCCTCGCCGCCGCCACCGCCGCCAACCGCCTTCGCGATGGCCAGTGCCTTGATGCTGCCCATGCTAACCTCCGATCTTCGTCCACGCGACGTCCGTCTCGTCGAACACGTACAGGTCGCCCGTGTCGCTCTCCAGGAACAGGCTGCCGCTGACGATGCCCGTCGTCGGCTTGCTCTCGGTCGATTTGCCCGCAAACTCGCGATAATACTTATCGCTTTCGATCCACTTGGTTTCGATGGCTCTCATGGCTCCTTCCCCTTTCTATTAGGCTATTACGCCTACCGCGTAATCCCCGCTGCTGTCCACCGTCACGCTGTCCACGCTGATCACGTCCAGCACGCCGGTCGCCAAATCCAAATCCAGCGCCACGGCGTAATTGACCGTCTCCGTCGCGCCGCTGCTCGTCAGCGTGCCGGTCACCGCCGCCGTCGTGGGCCGGAATATGTACCGGTGTCCGTTCATCGTCCAGTCCAGATAGGGATTGGTGATCGAGTATTCATAGCCGACCGGCAGATAATACTCTGCCTGGTTCAGCGTAACGCCGTCGTACTTGTACAGGATCGTCAGCTTTGCCCCGGTCATCCCCTCAGCTGCCGTCAGCGTGACCGTCGCCCGCGCCTGTTTCCCGAAGGAAAACACGCAGGATTTCGCGTAGCCCGACATCAGCAGATCCCTGTCCGCATACACCGTAAGCTTGTCACCTGGGATGTATTCGGCGTTGTCGATCAGGTCGGCCTCCACCTCGGTGCGCTTGAAATACAGCGCCGCCATGTGCGACAGGATGCCCGATGCGTTGCCGCTGTTGATCAGGTACACGCCATCGATGGTCACCACATTGTCCGCCGCGCTGGCCGGCACTTGGCTGTTCGCCAGCAGGTACTCCTGCTTCGTGACGATGTAGTAGTTCGTCCCGTCCGTGACGTACTCGTCCGTGGTCGCCGGCGTGCCCTGCGTGAAGCTGTAGCCGATGACCTTGACGCCCGTCACAAAGTCGCTGTAATTGACCGTTGGCTTGGAAAACGTCTTGTCAATCGGCACCAGCGTCGTCGTGTTGTCGATGGGCAATATCTCGATCTCGTCGTTGAAAAACGTCTTGACATACGCCCCGGCGACGAAGCAGACCCACTGCAGGCGCTCGCGCGCGGTCTGCTCCGGGCAGAAGCCCGTAATCGTCAGGCCGCTGAAGCTGCTGTCCAGCGAATAATCGACCGTCGCCACCAGCCCCGCGCCCGCGTTGCGCACCATCGTGTCGTCCAGCACGTCCCCGATGGCCGCGCCGCTGTACATCACCGCCGGCAGCGTCACGCCGTCCAGCGTCCCGATGTCCGACTGCGCCCGTATCAGCATCACGCCCGCGCTGAGGCGCTCCGCGTACACGATCCAGTATTTCGCCCACAGGTTGTCCAGATCGTCGTACAATTCGGCGTACTGCCCGTAGGCGATGGCGTCGTCGGTGTCGATCTCCACGCTAAATTCGTTGATCGGTATGGTGCTGCCCGTGAAATCCGTCTGCGGCGCGAAGGACAGGTTGCGGATGACGCTGTAGTCCGTCTGGTCGATGGTCACATACATAGCGCCACCCCCTTAATGCCCGAAGGTCAATTCACCCCTGTTTCCGGTTGCAGAAAGCCGGGCGAGGATGTCCCAGTACGCGCCCGACAGGCCGCTGTGCGCGCGGACGAGCGAGAGACCGCCGCGGCCGACGTCGACGTTCAGGGCGCCGAGCGACAGCCACTCGTAGGTGCTCGTGGAACTCGCGAGGATGTAAATGGCATCCTTCGTTCTCTGTGAGGACGTGCAGCCGATCAGATGCGGGAACCAGACCTCGGGATGATCCTCGTCGAAGCCGTGTTCCGAAATGTACTGCCAGCTATTGGTGCCGGGGCAATCGACCTCGTAATCGACCAGCTCATAGTCGGCGGTGATGGAGGTCGCGTACTTGGAGGCGTCCCGGCAGACGTAGACGGTCAGATGATAGGCGTCGTTGTCGTCCTGATAGTATTTCAGGATGCAATCGGAGACGACCTCGTAAGCGCCCATGCCGTACTCGATGCCCTGCAGCTTGACCGGCTCCGTGCCGTTGCCCGGCGTGGACGGGCTGCCGTCCGCGCCCTTCACGTCGTCAGTGCTGCCGGTGTACCACGACGAGGTCGAAATATAGGTCGGGGCGTCGCCGGTGGTGGTGATGGTGTTCGCGGTGGTGTCGAAGGTGGTGCCGCCGTTGTCGATATTGATCGCAACGTTGCCGCCTTCCACGGTTTCCTTGCTGACGACCTTCTTCCGATCCACCTTCGCCCTCATGCCCGCCTGATCGCGCCCGGTATTCAAGGTCGTGCCGGAGCTAAAGGCGGTCGGGTTGCCAACCATGACACAGGAGCCAACCTTGATGTTGGCAGCCTGCGCGGACGTGAGGATGACGCGCTGGACACCGGTCTCCTGAACGGCCACGGCGTACTGGTAGTTGTACGACAGGCAGCCTTGCAGGATTCCATCTGCTGTGAGGCTCGCGTACTTCAGGTAGAACATCAGCTTCAGGAAGGCATCGTCCGCGGAAGTCTTGCCACCGTACTGGCTGCCCCACTTGTTGTGGAAGTTGGTGATGGCACTGTTGTGGCTGGCGCTGTACGTCCACGGATGCACACCGGAGTAGCAGCAGTAATCGTCTCCGGCGGCGTACTTCGCGTGAACGACCCACGACCTGCACGTTCCGTCGAGATCCACAGCTTCCTTCAGCGGAGCATAGCCATCCGCTTCAACTACATCCGTGTACATGTGGGTGAAGGTTCCACTCGTGGTGTCGTTGACGTACATGTGCCAGCCGGTCATCTGGAGGACGCCCACCAGCTTGTCGGGGTTGTCCCTCTCGAAGTTGCCGCACACCCCGTCAATGGCGGTGATGTGCGGTTTGCCTTTGGCGTCCAATACCCAGTTACAGTCCAAACAGTGGAACAGTGGGACATCCTGATAATCGTCCTGACTTTTCGTGGTGTTCGTGGACGGCGTGACGGACATGTCGGAGTTGTCGCCGACCTTCGTTCCGGTGGACGCGCTCGACTGGCTGGCATGATAGAATTGCGTGCCGCCGGTCCAGCCGGTACGGGTGATACTGAACCACTCCTCGCACAGATCGCTGAAGTCGGTCAGAGGCGCTGCGCCGTTGAGACTGAACCACAACTTCATCATCGGGACGTAGTTCTCATTCGTGAAATCGAAGCCGGATTCCAGCAGCATGTCGAGGACGTACTTTGCATAGTCATGGAACGGCATCCAATTCGTGCCGTTCCACGTATAGCTGTCCCCCACCGACGGCTTCGCCACGTCCGGCAGCGGCGCGCGGCCGCGCAGCAGCACCTGCGAAAGGCTCAGCTGCTTCGTCGGCGCGTTGGCGGTCAGTGCAAACCGCAGGGCGCGCCAGTAGGTCCGCCCCCCTTGCATCTCGATCTTCTCATCCTCGACCAGCCCGACTTTTGCCGTCAGCGCGACCATGCTGTTGTTGTATGGCAGGATGAACGCATGACCGTCCACCGGCTGCGTCAGCACCTCGTAGATCTCCGCGTATTTGTCCTGGTTGTATAGGGGGTAGTCGAATGAAATCTCGTAATCGTAATACGTTCCCTCGACGTCATGGAAATAACTGCCGTCCATCATCTCCCCCGAGATGTCCGTGTCCCGCACATCCGCCTGGCGGCGAATAGTGCATTTCACGTCGTATTCGACGCCGTCGATGACCAGTTTCATACTTCGCCCCCTCTTACGCCTTCACCAGCTTCACGCCCACGCGCTTCACCTCGGCGTCGATATACGGCACCGTCGTCCTGGCGAATTCGCTGCCGTTCATCTCCATGATTACGGTCAGGTTCTTCGCGAAGCTGTTCCGCGGAATGGCCGCGCTCACCGCGTTGCCGATCATGCTCCTGAGCGCGCTGACGCCCACCACGGCCTCCGGGCCGGCGTCGCCAAAGCCGCGCAGCGAGCCGTTCGCAGCGGGCAGCACCGTCGGGCTGGACAGGATCATGCCGTCCGCCATGGCCTTCTTGTACCAGTCGATCGACAGGTGCGGCACCTGCGGCGGGTTCAGGCTGAATTTGCCCGTAATACTGAAGTGCGGCAGCGGGATTTTCGGCAGCTCCCATTTGAATTTGAAGAAGTTGCGGATCTTCTCAATGGCTGCGCCGATCCTGTCCTTGACCCGCTGTATCTCCTCCGCCGCCTTCCTGAACGGCCAGGTCAGTGCGTCCCAAATTCCCTTGGCGATGGACTTGAAGCCCTCCCACATTCGGATCCAGAACGCTCTGAATTTTTCAGAATTCTTTGTCAGGTAGACAATCGCGGCCACCAGCGCGCCTATCGCCGCGATGACAAGCCCGATCGGACTCATCAGCATCCCGATCACGGTCACCAGTTTCCCGACGATCACCAGCACCGGGCCGACCGCCGCGACGATGGCCGCGATCTTGACGATCGTCTCCTTCGCCAGCGGCGACAGGCTGTCCCACCATGCGCGGACGTTCGCAAACACGGTCTTCAGCGTCTGTGCAAGGCTCTTGATCAACGGCGCGGCGGCTTCCACCAGCTCCATGCCCGCGATCTTGAGCTCGTTCAGCGCCGTCTTGAATTCGTCCAGCGGGTCGAGTGTCTCTTCAAAGGTCTTCTCGACTGAGTCCCCCGTCCCGCGGACG